CTAGCAAGACCTATTCGCTTTGTCAATTGTTTATTGTTAAATGCTTAGAAGAAACAGGCAAAGTGTTTACTATATGCAGAAAGACACTACCTGCTCTTAAAGGTACAGCATATCGTGATGTTTTGAATATCCTAAAAGAACTAGAACTATACTCAGAAGAAAATCATAACAAATCAGAATTATCATATACCCTCAATGGAAACTTAATAGAATTTATTTCAGTGGATCAGCCAGTAAAGATACGCGGAAGGAAACGCCACTATCTATGGTGTAATGAAGCAAATGAATTTAATTATGAAGATTGGCAACAGCTAATACTTAGAACAACAGAAAAGATATACTTAGACTACAATCCTTCTGATCCTTATTCTTGGATATATGAAAAGGTACACACGAGAGATGATTGCACATTTTTACAATCTACATATAGAGCCAATCCATTCTTAGATGAAGATACTATTGCAGAGATTGAAAGATTAAAAGATATTGATCCTGACTATTGGCGTGTGTATGGATTAGGTGAGATAGGAACAGTACAGACAATGATATTTAGAAACTTTAATTTAGTAGATGACGTACAAGGTCGTTTAGTTGGTTATGGTTTGGACTTTGGCTTTACTAATTCACCAACAGCATTAGTAGAAATTAGACAATTAGATGATAGTTTATACATTAAAGAATTATTATATGAAAAGAGATTAACCAATACTGACTTAGCTAATAAGCTAAAAGAAATGGGAATAGATAGACAAGCAGAAATAGTAGGTGATTCAGCAGAACCAAAATCAATAGAAGAAATATATCGTCAAGGCTTCAATATAAAACCTGCTAAGAAGGGAGCAGGAATACATTTAGGTATTGACATAATGCGTAGATACAAACTAAACATAACAAAAGATAGTCTAAATGCAATAAAAGAATTTAGAGGTTATAAATGGGCGACAGACAAAAATGGTGATGTATTAAATACTCCCGTAAAGGTAAACGATCATCTCGTTGACGCAACGCGGTATCTATGTTTGAACAAGCTATCTATCAATCATAGTGGCAAGTATTATATATTGTAAAAAACGAATATTAACATTTTATATTTATTAGTAATGAAAGAGGTTAAATTAATAATACCTGATAATTGGAAAGACATAACTATTGGAACATATCAAAAGTATGTCAAGATTCAGGAAGGCAAAGGAACAGACAAAATAAAGGTTGTAAAGAGTTTAGCGTTATTATGTGGCACTTCACCCTTTATTGTTAAGAAAATGGCTTACAAGGACTTGTTGGAGATAATGGACATAATTAAAAAGATGATTGATACTGAACCTACAGAACAAGATTTTAAAAAGCTGTTTACATTTAAAGGTGAAGAATATGGATTCTGCCCTAACCTTAGCAAACTTACGACAGGTGAGTATATTGATTTAGAGGCTTATTGCAAAGAACCTATAGAGAACTTGCATATTATTATGTCAATACTTTATAGACGTGTTACAAATAAGGTGAATGAAAGATATGCTGTAGAGTCTTACGATCCTGAAGAATTTAAAGAAGAATTATTCAAGGACTGTCCAATGAATATAGCTCTGTCAAGTCTAGGTTTTTTTTTGACTTTAGGAGAAAGATTGGCGAAGATTTCGCACCGCTTTTTGGAAGCTCACCAAACGACACCACAAAAGGCGTAACAATGCAAAGCAAATGGGGTTGGTATAATGTTTTGTATAGCTTATCCAATTCTATCTTAGACATTGAAAAAATAACTAGATTACCCATATTAGAGGTACTAACATACTTGGCTTTTAGTCAAGATTATAATAATAAACAACGTAGCAACTATGATAACTTTTAGAAACGTAGTAGGATTTTTAGAAACAATAGCAACAAAGCATTATGAGATAAACAGCTTTCATTCAGGTTTGTTAGATGAAGTAGACATCAATAAACTTGGTGCTACTGACTATACTATTCTATATGCAGAGCCAGGAAGTGCTACAGTTAATCAAGGAGTTATGACATATTCTTTTACTTTGTATGTAATGGATATGATTAATGACGAAGTTGGGGATGCACCAAATAAACAAAGATTAGGACGTGTAGACACATATTCAGAAACATTACAAATACTAAATGATGTTATTGCTGAATTTAAACAAAGTTTATCAACGCAGTCTTGGGTTGATAATCAAGTGGTATTACAATTACCTATAACGTGTGAACCATTCACAGCTAAATTTAATAACCTTTTAACGGGTTGGAGTGCCACAATAAATGTAGATGTAAACAATAAAAATAACCTTTGCATAGCACCAGTAATAGCTAATACATAATGCAGTTTAAAAATACCATACAAGCACTACAGAAACTTGGCACTAATGTTGTTAAAGAAGGTAAAGGTATATTAAAGAAAAAGAAAAAGACAACTAGTGGCAATACACTATTTAATGACTTTGATTATCTAGTTACCAATCAACGAGATTCAGTAACACTAGAGTTTGAATTTGGAGGTGCTGAGGACTATTGGCAATTCGTGGATGAAGGTGTAAAAGGCGTTGGTGGTTTTAAAGGTTCAGGACGTGCAAGAGGACAGGGAAGCCCGTTTAAGTTTTCTAGCAAGATGCCTCCTAGGGGTGTTATAGACAGATGGATTGTTAGCAAACCTTTAGCAGAAGCAAGAGATGAAAGAGGGCGTTTTATATCGAGAAAATCTTTAGCCTTTTTAATACAGCGTTCTATATTTCAAAGAGGATTAGAAAGAACACAATTTTTTAGCAAACCATTTACAGAACAATTAAACAAACAAACAGATAACATAACTGAGGCTTTCGCAAATGATTTAGAAATAGCCTTAGAACAAATATAAATATAAAATATGGCAGTTTCATTTGTACAATACCCAAACAATCTACAAATACCTATAATAACAAACTGGACACCTATGATAGGGTATATGGTGTTTAGTAATGATAATAATACTTCTTTTTTTTATCAAAAATTAATACTTCAAGTCAGATTGGATTCAAACACAGGAGATGTTATTGCTTTATTAAAACAAAGAGGCAATAGCTATGCTGTTGATATAACAAACAACAATGCAAGAGCATTTTTCGATTTACGAGAAATAGCCAATTCTCAAACAGGAGACACATATTTTGACCAAAATTGTGATGGCGCACCATTTCAACCTATTCACTCAGTGGGAGCAAATACAGGTGAAAATGATTCGGGAACAGATTTGACAGATTTTATTTTTAGTTTAAATGGTGATAGACAAAGGGGATTGAGTCAGATTACAAAGTTGTATGTACAAGCAACTCAAGAGTATAGCACAAATATAAGTGAGGCACCTAGTTATGTTTTTTCAGGCTCAAGTCCTAATGATACTCTGTACTATATGCAGGCTACTTTGCCCCTATTTACACCAAGATTTACTAATGTTAGTACAGTCAACACAGATTATATACAAGGTAGTGCTTTTACTGATTATAGACTAGATGAAGCAAGTAGTCAGTTTTTAAGCGATATACCCAATGAATCATTTATGTTAGGTGGTTCTACTATTCAAGCCAGAAGAAATTTTGTAAATTATAATACAAGTACAACTATTGGTGATTATCATACTTTAGCTTTTTTAAATGGTAGTGATTTTCTCTCTGTAGCCTTATCAATAAAAGTTCAGTATTTTCAAAGTAACGGCGGCTCACTTGGAACATTTTATTTTAATAATGAATCATCTACAGGAGGAATGGCTCCTGCCTCTGTTACAACAAATACTGAAAGGTTATTATATTTTGGCTGTGGTCCAGGTAATTTACAAGGTCAGACGATAAATACATCAGCAAGACCAAGTGCTATGACAGGTTGGGCTTATTATACTGTGACAGCACATAGTACAGCTTCAGGTGTGGGTGGTTCTGCGTTAAGTAAACCATATTATTTTGTAAAATCTGAATCTTGCAGCAAATATGAAGCAAGAAGATTAGGGTTTTTAAATAGTGTTGGCGGCTATGATTATATGAATTTTACTTTAAGAAATGTTCAAACTGTTGAAATAAAAAGAGAAACTTATGATAAAATGCTTGGTTTTTTTCAGGGAAGTAAATATAGATATGACGATACAGACAGGGGTGTGACAACAAGAAAAGTAACAGCTAAACTTACTGAAACTTTGCAAACTGATTACATAAGTGAGGAAATGGTACCTTTTATTGAAACTATGCTACTATCTAAAAGAGTTGATGTAATACAATCAGAAAATGATAGATATACTGTCCCTGTAATTATTACAGATAGTAGCTTTGTTAGAAAAACAACTGCAAATAATAATTTGATTCAATACACAGTTAAAATAGAATATGCTCATCCTATAAACACAAATACTTAATGAAAACTAGATTAGTTGCATATAGAAAAACTACAGCGTTAGATCCCCTTGGTACCGCTAAAGAAAAAGCGTTTGAACTTGATTTACAAAAAGATCCAAATATTCCTATTAATTTTCAATTATCTGACATAACAGAACCAAGTAAAAGAAAAGCCAGTTTTTCTCAAACTTTTAAATTACCATTTACACAAAGAAACAATTCATTTTTTCAAAATTGGTTTGATGTAAATTTAGACACATTAGTTTATAGTTCAGCAAAAAAATTTCCTGCTGTTCTTTACGTTGGTACTTTAGTACAATTTGAAGGCGTTATACAGTTAAAATCTGTATATATGAAAGCAGAACTCTATGAAGTGGTTGTATTAGGAACAACAGCAGATTTATTTACTAATATAGGCAGTCAAAAATTAAGAGATATTTTTTTAAATAGTGACGGCGTAACATATAACAGGGACCTAAATCACACATTTAATAAAGCAAACATAGAGAGTAGTTGGACGGGTGATGGTACGGCTTCTTTTAATAATATGGATGGAGAATCATTAAGAGATACTGTTGGTAATGTGCAAAAGGTTATGTACCCACTATCTATCACGGAACCTAATTTTGTTTATAATTCTGCTGAACAACAACATCTAAATATGGATCAAACCACAATAGATAATACTATAGCAAACAATGAAGATGGTTTAGCTATTGTGTCTCAGAACATAGTTAATATTACACAATTTAGACCTGCTGTTCAAATTAGAGAAATTTTTACAAGATTACTAAATAGAGCAGGTTTTACTTACACCTCTAATTTTATTAATGGAACATATTTTAGAAAATTGTTTATGACCACTTGTAATGATCAAGTTGTCTCTGGACCTATGATAAGAAATGGCTCATTAATTGGTTCAACTCAATTAGATGGTTTTTTAGTAGCAGGTAATGATGACTATAATTACAATAATACAATTGGTCCTGGAGAAAATATTTTTTGTAATCCCTTCCCAGGTAGTCCTTTTAATGGATTATTTTTAGGCAGATTTCAAGCTAATACAACTTCGGCATATACAGGATTTACTGTTCCTAACGATCCAATGAACATAGTTAGAGATAATGGTAGACTTTTTAAAAAAGTCAGTAATAATTTACAGCCTTTAAAATTTAAAACGTGGTTAGAATTTAACAATTTAAGACCTTGTGGTGGTATGGCACCTGCATATGGACCATGGTCAAATATGGTGTTGCAAATAACTGTAAAAAAATATGTACCTAATGCTAATTCATCATCTCAGTTTTCTTATTACTCTGATTTATATACATTTGATGTGCCTCTTGTTGCTGACACAGATTTGCAAACGCAACAAAATATTATAGGAGAAACACCTGTAAATATACCTATAGAATTTGATATATCCTGGGTGAATATTTCGTTTGGGCAAGCATACAGTATTAGTATGAGACTAGTGGGTTGCACAAAAGGAGATGTAAACGCTTCTACAACAATCAGATTAGGCAGAAGATGTTCACCTTCACTTGCAATTGGTGAAACTTGTGGTGATGCTTCACCTACAAACTATTTATTTGCAGGTCAGTTTAATCAAGTTAGTATAGGTTGGAGTGGATATGCTTCGACAGGTATTTATGACAAAGAAGTAGACATACCTACTTGTATTGATGCTTCTATTACTCAAAAAGATTTTTTACAAGATATAATACAAAGATTTAATTTAGTTGTAGCACCTGATTCTAATAACCCCACGAATTTAAGAATTGAACCTTATAGTGATTATCTAGCAATTTCTGAATTTAAGTCATGGAGTGATAAGGTTGATTTAAGCAAAGAGATTGTTATAAAAGACACTTCATCTCTGCAGAATCAAAATATTAAATTACAGGATTTAGAAGATATTGATCTTAACAATAAAAGAATTGCTGAAACTACACCTGTACACAATCCTTATGGCAGGGTTTCAATAGAAAATACATTAAATGAGTTTGCTAAAGGAGAATTAAAAAACAAATCTATTTTTGCACCATTTATTAATGATAAGGTTTGGTCTAGTACAACAGATGCTACACTTCCTACTCAGCAAGAAAATATGACTGTTCAATATGAAATTAGTTATAGCAGGAATAGTGAGGGACTTGTTGAACAAAAATTAGAAGCTACTAAACCTAAAATGTTTTATTATAGTGGCATGCCACACAGCACACCTATACCGTTTGGTAATTGGTATATGCACAGAATTTATGAAACTGTGCCTGATAATGAAACTGTTGTTGATGCATTTCTTTTTCAATCACACCCTGTATGTTCACCATTTGAAATATCACCCACTACAACAATACAAGGCGATACAAGGTCATTATATTGGAACGGAAATCCGCCTATTGCACCCGATCTTACTTGTTTTGATTACAACTCTAATACTACTAATATTGCTAGAAGTTTGTATTTTGAATATTGGGCGACATATTTAAATGCTATTTATGCTACAAACAGTAGGATAGTTGAATTACATTTAAATCTTAATTCAACTGATATTAATAATTTTAAGTTTAGTGATGAGATATTTATTAAGGATAATTATTACAGGGTATTAAGTATTAAAAATTATATAATAGGCGGCAATCAAAGTACAAAAGTTACATTGCTTTTAATTAATGAATTGTATAATAAAACCTGTCCTGAGTGTGAATATGTTGTTTCATCAATTACTTCAGATCAGAATAATACTCTGGGACCTATTATGTTGTGGTGTCCTGAAGATGATGCAGATTGTAATCCTGGTCTAGCAGGCATATTTACTACTGACGCGTGTTGTAGTTGTAACAATGGAGAGTTTTTTCCAACTTCTGCATCTGGGGGTGAAGGATGGTGTCTTGCAAATTCAAGCAGCTTGAGTGTACAATCATCTAATCTTAGAAATTTAATACCTATATTCAGTGGCTCATTATCTAAAAATTTATCTTCTTTTATTATTTCAAATGGCAAAAATGGTGGTTTAACTATTGGTAATAACACCAGTGCTTACAGACCAAACATATTAGCAAGAACTCCAAATGACTATGTAATAAAATACAAAAACGAAAATGGTAAATCAGCACCATTTCAAGGTGAGAGTCATAGGATAATATTAATGGGTTACACAGAAGGTAATACTAGAGGATATGCTACAAGTACAGGTGACAATTCTAATAAGTCTATTAAAGTACCTAGTTTAGGTATAGCTGTAATAAGATTAAAAGGTTCTGCTACAGTTGTTGGCGGAACTAGCACCGATTACCCCCTCGGATATACTGAAAGTTTTGCTTACTTTACAGCGTTTAGTAAAAATAGCAAAGCAGAAGTAACACAGATAGGAACAGCGGGGGGTGTTCAAGAAGTTGCTGTAAAACAAGACCACACAAAACCTGCTACTTGCACTTTATATATCACAACAATAACAGACTCAGGAGTAATACAATTTGGGTTAGACGATAGCCAAACTGATTTAAAAAGAACTTGGACATTGACAGTAGATATAGATGTTCAAATGATCCCAAATATAGGTATTCCATATCAGGAAAAAATGAGTTTATTCCAAGATGGAGAATTAATATTATACCAAAATAATGAATATTTAATATGGAACTAAAAAAATATATAGAAAATACAAGTAAGTTAATTACACATAGTATAGACCACTTACAATTAGTAGAATACAAAGACAAAGAATTAGATTTTGCTTATGGCATGGAAGAATATCATTCAAGCATACGCAGAATGTTTAAACAATTATACAGAATAATATGGCGGTAGAAAAAACAATAAAAATAAATGTAGATACAAGGTCTGCAATATCTGACATCAAAAAACTTAGAAGCGAAACAGATGCAGCATTTGCTGATTTTCGTAGAACTATGCCTGTAGATATTGATGCAACACAAGCAAAAACCACTCTTGGAGATGTAAGTGCTAAAGCGAAAGGAACAGCTCAAGAGGTTAAAGATATAGGCAAAGGGGCAGAAGAATCTAAGAAAGGATTTAAGACAATGAAAACAGGGATTTTGTCAGTTAATACAGCCTTGAAAGCAATGGGGATTGGTTTAGTTGTTGCTGCTTTTGTACAATTACAAAATGCGTTATCTAAGAATCAGGTTTTTATAGACAAAATGTCTGTTGCTAGTGAAGCCTTAGGTCTTATTTTTAAAAAACTAGGTGATATTATAATAAATACTTTTAGTAGCCCTAAAGAATTTATAAAAAGCTTTTGGGAGGCTTTAAAAGAAAATATAGTAAATAGAGTAACGGCAATAATTGATTTATTTGGTGCTTTAGGTACAGTTATAAAAGGAGTATTTAAAAAAGATTTAGATTTAATTAAAGAGGGTGCTAAGGATGCAGGTAATGCATTAACACAGATGACTACAGGAGTTACACCTGAGCAATTTGAAAAAATAGGTGTAGCTATAAAAAACACTACTACAGAAATAAAAAAATCTACGCAAGAAGCTATTAAATATGGTAAGGCAATAACAGCTCTTAGAAATGAGGTAAAACTTGCAGAAGCAAATCAAAGACAATTACAATTAACATACCAAAAAGATGCTGAACTACAAAGACAAATTAGAGATGATATAAGTTTAACATTTGATGAACGTATTGCAGCTAACACTAAACTAGGAGAAATATTAGAAGAACAATTTGCAAAAGAGGAAGCACTAGCACAAAAGAAGGTAGCACTAGCAGAATTAGAACTAAGCAAAAATAAAAATAACATAGATTTACAAGTTGCTTTAATAGATGCTAAAACTGAACTGGCGGACTTAGATGAAAGAATTACAGGACAGAGGTCTGAACAACTTGTAAATGAAAAGGCGTTAGAGGCAGAAAGAGAAGTTTTTCAACAAGAACTACTTGCCAAGCAACAAGAAAGAACTTTACTAGAACAACAAGCTGCAGAATTAAATTTAGAATTTGATAAAAGTATAAGTGACGCAAGACTTAAAATTTTAGTTGATGAAGCCAAAAAAGAATTAGCAATAACAGAGGCTAAAATTAAAGCAGATAAAGCGTTGCGGGTAGGTGCGGCTAAAGATATTTTAAGTAGCATAGCACAACTTGCAGGTGAAGGTACAGCAGCAGCAAAAGCAGCAGCATTAGCAGGTATTCTAATAGATACAGCAAAAGGTGTGTCAGGTGCTATAGCTGCAGGTGCAGGATTGCCATTCCCCCTTAACTTAGGTGCAATAGCAACAGGTGTGGCATCTGTATTAGCAGGTATTGTAAATGCTAAAGCTGTTCTTAAAAAAGTACCTGGAGGTGGTGACGGTCCTGATCCTCAAATAGATGTGCCTTCTGAAAGCGGGGGTGGTCCTCAAGGTATAGAATTAGGCGCACCAAACATTGAAGCAGTAGAGCAGCCTGAACTAGGACAAATGGCACCGACACAAGCGTATGTAGTAGAAAGTGACATTTCAAATGCTCAAGCATTACAGCAAGAATTAGAAATTCAAGCAACATTATAAACAAAATAGACAACTTTATATTTATTAGTGTTATGAAGAAAAAGAAAAAACTTATAGAATTAATCATAGATGAAACTGCAGACCACTTTGGTGTAGATGCCATTTCCGTTGTCAAATTCCCTGCTATAGAGGAAAACTTTGTTTTCTTTAATAATGACTTTTTAAGTCTAGCAAAAGCAGATGAAGAAAAGAAACAATTAATTGGTGCTATTCTGATTCCTGAGAAACGTATTCCAAGACTCGATAAGGAAACTAACGAGGAGTACGACGTTTACTTTACTAAAGAAACTATAAAACAAGCTCAGAAGCTATTTATGGCTAGTTTAAACAACAATAATCACACTTATGAACATAAAGAGCCAATACAAGGTTTAACGGTCGTAGAATCGTGGATTAAGGAAGATAAGAAATTTGACAAATCCAATATGTATGGTTTTAAAAACTTACCTGTTGGAACGTGGTTTGTTCAGGTATCAGCAGAAAATAATCCTGAGATTTGGGATGCTATCAAGAATAAAGAGGTTAGAGGTTTTTCTATTGAAGGCTACTTCACAGACAAGCTAATAGAAGCATCTAAGGAAGTAGATATATTAGACGAAGTATGTGAGGATTGTCCTGATGAGGTAACAATGAGCAGAATTAAAGACGTTATTCTACAAAATGAACTACAGCCTGTAGGTGCTTTAGATGGTGAGCCTTTATTTAGAACTAAAGAGGAAGCTGAACTATATGCTGAAATGTTTAAAGGTTGTTCAGGTAGTCACCCTCATACAGTAGACGGTGTTAAATTATTTATGCCATGTGCTGACCATTCATCGGCTACAATGCGAGAGGAACACGCTGAAACAGGACGTAAGAAACGCAAGAAAAAATACAAGATGTTAGAATATATTGCTTACGCTAAACGTAAAGCTATGTTAAAGTATTCTTGGGACGAATGTATGAGAGATCAAATGAAACAATATGGCAATAAAGAAACTGCTGCAAAAGTATGTGCTACAATTAAATTCAAGTAAAAAAACGCTAAAAGAAATAAACAATATTAACTCCTTTATATTTATAAATGTTATGAGTACACTAGAAAAAATTTTAAATATCTTAAAAATGAAAAATGAACCTAAATCTTATAGCGTAAAATTCTACGCTGAAATGAAATTAGAGGACGGTCGTATACTTGCTACAGAAGATGAGCAGTTTATGATTGGCTCTAAAGTATTTGCTGTCGGTGATGACGGCGAAGCTAGTCCATTAGAAGCGGGAAGCTACACTATGGAAAATGGTAATAAAATGACAATCGGTGATTCTTCTGAAATCCTAGACTTAGGAGAAGAAAAAGAAGCTGAAGATGTTGAGGCATCTGAGGAAGAACTTTCTGAAGAAGTAGAGTCTAAAGAAGAAGTTGAATCTAAAGAAGAAGAATTAGCTGAAGAAGCTGATGTTGCTGATTGGAAAGGAATGGAAATTAGAATTAAGAATCTTGAAGATGCTGTTGCAGACCTTAAAGCAGACAAAGTAGAAGCATCTGCTGAAGAATTATCTGAAGAAGAAGAAGTAGAACAAGATAAAACAGAAATGTCTAGCGAGGTTATAGGTGAACTTATGACTCAAATCGAAGATCTTAAAAGTAAAATAGTAGAACTAAGCGGAGAACCTGCAAGTGAGGGTATTGAATACAATCCTGAGGGAAGAAACTTTAACTCTACTGTTGATTTAACGAAGTTGTCTACTAAAGAGAGGGCAGCATATTACATTAATAATAAATAATAATTAAAAATGGCAAATAACAAATATAATTTAAGTAAAGATTATCAGTTTGATATAACCGTAACTGATAACACCTATGCAGGTAAATTAGCATTGCCTTATGTTACTGCTGCTGTAAAGTCACCTGATACTATAGCAAAAGGATATGTAAGACAAATAGACGGTTTAAATTCAAAAGCTGTAATTTCTAACTTAGGTGTTAGTGATCCTGTAGTTGCTGCACTTTGTTCATTCTCATCAGGTAATGACACTTCATTAACTGAGCAAGTTCTTACTTTAACTGATATGAAAGTAAATGAAGAAATATGTAGAGGAACAATCTTCCCTACTTGGATTGGTGAGAATATGGACAGAAATGGAAATTTACCAGGAACATTTGAGGACTTTTTATTATCAGCAGTTGCTGCAAAAGCAGGTGCGCATATTGAAAATATGATTTGGAAAGGTTCTTCACCATTTGGAACAGGATTCTTATCTAACGATGGAACACAAGATGAGGCAGGTGCAGACGCAAGTCAATTAAAAGACTTTACAGAAGTTGATTTCGCAAACGCTTTAGCTGCTTCTGACATCTTAACTGACATGGCTTCAGTATATGATGCAGCAGTTGGTATTGCAGGTTTAACTTCTAAGCCAGGTTTTGGTTTCTATATGAACTCTAAAACTTATGCTTTCTTAATACAAGCACTAGCTAACGCAGGTTCTAATCAAGGTATCAACAGTCTTGGTGTTGCACAATCATTTGAAGGTATTACTTACTTTGGATTCCCAATTTACGTATGTCCTGGAATGTTTGATGATGTTATCGTTGCAACATACAAAGAGAACTTAGTATTTGGAACTAACTTAGCTACAGATTGGACTGAAGCAAGAGTTATACCAACTTATCAATTTGATGGTTCTGATAATGTTAGAATCGTTATGAACTTTGCATTAGGAGTACAAGTTGGAGTTGCTGCTGATGGAGTTTATGGTTCAACTGTTTGGACTTAATAGATACTTTAAATGGGGAGTTGTAATATACTCCCCTTTTATTTAACTTTTAAAATAATAATAATATGGCTTGTGATATAACAAGAGGACGATTAATAGATTGTAAAGACAGTATAGGTGGTCTAAAAGCTATTTATATTTGTAAATCATATAATAATAATATTTCTGCTGTTGCTAATATAAACACTACAGAAATGACTGAAGCGGGTTTTGCAACTTGGAGTGGTGCTAGTGGTGGTGCTACAACAGTATTTAAATATGACTTAGTGCCAAATTTATCTAGTATGACTGTTAATGTACAATCTGACAATGCTAATGGAACTACATTCTTTAATCAAACGCTATCTATAACACTACAAAAGATTGACCACGATATGACTAATGAGCTTAGACTTATTGCATATTCAAGAGCGCAAATTTTTGTACAAGATGAAAATGATAATGTATTCTTATTAGGTATTGACGGAGGTTGTCACGTAACAGGTGGTACAGTTATAACAGGTGCTGCTAAAGGTGATTTAACAGGATATACAATAGAATGGGGTGCAGAAGAAAGAAATGCTGTAATTCAAGTAATACCAACACTTGGTGCTTCACAAACTAAGTATCCATTTGACCAATTGACTGATGTACTTGCATCTTCAGCAGTTTTAACAATTACAGAAGGAAGTTAATCGTTACTCTAAATAGAAAAGAAAAGGGGTTTTTTGCCCCTTTTTTTGTACACTAAAAAACAATATCTTAACTTTTATATTTATAATAAACTACTATGGCTTGGAAATTAAAAAAAGAATGGGAAGGTAAAAGCATTGATACTATCAATATCCCATTAAATGACTTAACACAAAAGCAAATTGCAGGACTTAATGAAAGCGTTAGAGATGCTTTATTTGTAAAAGAAACTAAAAAGAAAAAAGATGTTTCAAGTAAAGCCTGAATTTAGAGGACATATAAAGCCTGAACCTACACAGGAAAAAATGGAAACAATAAAAGAAGTGTGTATTGAATTGTTTAACGAATTATTTGAAGAGATATGATGCAAACTAAAAAAGATAAAGCACCTACTGTTTTTGCTTCAAATTTTTATCTTAATTTATTTGATAAAATGACAACTGTTGATAATGGCGTATTGATGACCATTACAAGTCAATTAACAGGCAATTCAAAAACATTCCTTCCTACTTCTGTTGTAACAACAGACAAAGAAAGGTATTTGAGACTTACAATTATAGTATCTAACTCAGACAATTTTTCTTTGGGTATTTTAAACTTAGGAAATACTGATTTCCCTCTTGGTTTTTATGATGTTACAATATATGAAAATTCAAGTGCTGCAAATCTTGATCCTTCAGGTCTTTCTGTTATTTTTACAGGTTTACTAAATTTATCTAGTATGGATGATACTAGAGCAGTTACATATACTGAATATACTACAAACGATTCTGATACTGAAAGCGTTTATATAACAATATAACTATGAAATTAGATTTAATAAAACTATCACACTACAATATCCCGCACTTAGTAGAAGATTCAAAGAATGATTGGGTTTCTTTTGGTGAGGACAATCTATATCCTAACTACTTACTAGACCTATTCTTAGGCAGTGCTATTAATGGTGCTTTAATTAAGTCTATAGGTGCAATGATTTATGGTGAAGGCTTAGCTGCTACAAATGCAGATGATAATACAGACACTAAAGAATCATATCTACGTTTAACAGAACTATTACATAATTCAGATGATGATGTACTAAAAGACCTAGCAATGGACTTAAAGCTATTCGGTGGCTGCTATGTTAATGTTATATGGTCTAGGGATCGTAGTAAGATTGCTAAAATGAAACACATACCTGCTCAGTACATACGTTCAGGTAAAATGATTGACGGTGAAATAGACACGTATTATTATAGTGCTAATTGGGCAAAATGTAAAAAGGCAGAATACAGACCACGTGCTTATGCAGCTTTTAATACTGAGGATAGAACACAAGCAAGTCAAATCTTAATGATTAGAGATAAAAACCCTGCTTTATTTTATGGGTTTGCACCTGATTATGTAGCTGCAACGGATTGGATTCAAATGGAATTAGAGATTGCTCAGTTTCACTTGTCTAATATAACTAGCGGTATGACTCCTAGTATGCACGTTGGATTCTCTAACGGTGTCCCTACAGATGAGGAACGTCGTACTATAGAACGCCAATTAAACGCTAAATTTGCAGGTAGTGGCAATGCAGGTAAAATACTTATTACTTTTAATGACGGAAAAGAAACAGCACCAATTATAGAACCTATCCAAATGAATGATGCACAAAGTGCTTGGGAAGGTATGTCAAAACAAGCTGTAAATCAAATTTTAGCAGGTCATAGAGTTACATCACCGATATTATTTGGAATACGAGCAGAAGGCGGTGGTTTAGGTAATAATGCTGATGAATTACGTGATGCTTTTAGTTTATTTACAAACACAGTGGTTATTCCGTTCCAAAACACGCTTTTAAAGGGTTTAGATAAGATATTTAGAGTTAATGATATAAACCTTGATTTATACTTTAAATCGCTTAAACCTGCCGATTTCATTGATTTAGAAGTTACTAAGACACAAAGCGAGGAAGATCAAGAGAAAGAAGGTGTTACTAAAGAGGATATAAATACAGATAATTTAAAGCAAGAATTTAAAGACTTACAAGATATAGACACTAAGCCAACGCAAGGAATGATTGACGAAGCTATAAAGGGTTTAGAGTGGCGTAGAGAATACGGACGTGGTGGCACAGAAATTGCGGTTGCTAGAGCAAGAAATATCTCTAATAATGACAACCTTAGTTTAGACACCATAAAAAGAATGAATAGTTTCTTTGCTAGACACGAAGTAGATAAACAAGCCGAGGGTTTTAATCCTGGCGAAGAAGGTTATCCTTCAGCAGGGAGAATTGCTTGGGCATTATGGGGTGGTGATGCAGGACAAAGTTGGTCAAAAAAAAAAGTTAAAGAAATAGAGGGCGTTAGAGATGATTTGTCTGATGATGAGTTTGATGAATTATTAGATAATTTACAAGGCGAACAAATAGATTTAGACAAGTGGGAAATAGTTGATGAACAAGATGAAGGTGTTATAGAAGATTATGAAGAATGGGCAGATGATTTAATTAGAAAAAAAGAAAACTTTGCAGATGAAATTAGAAGCAAAGAAGATTTGCCAAGTCAATTAGATAAATCATACTATAGGGTTAGATTTAAGTATTACAGAAAAAATAAAAGAGCAAATAAAAAAGGAAATGGATCGAGGAAATTCTGCCAAAATATGATGCGACTATCAAACGCAGGTTTTGTTTATAGATTAGAAGATATAGACAAAGCTAGTAGAGAGGGTGTAAATAGGCAATTAGGACATAAGGGCAGACCTTATTCGCTTTGGAAATGGAAAGGCGGAAGGTGGTGCAAACATTCTTGGAGAACGATGCTTTACAGGCTTAAAGAAGGAACAGAATTAAAAGAAGGACAAAGTTTAGATGATGACTATAAAAAAGTAGATAGCATACCTAAAAGCTATAAACCAAGACCTAGAGGAATAGATATTGCAGAGGGTGTAGCAAATGCAAGTAATAATTGGTATAAATATCCAGGAACAAAATAAATTAAAATATGGCAATACAATACACATTTACAAGTTCAACAGGTATCACTTCTAGTAGTGCTTACCATAAAATATATAAAATTATTTATAATGCAAAACAATCAAATACCGCAAAAGTTTATGCAGAAGTTTTTCACGACGCAGCAGCTAGAAATTCAAATAAGGTGCCGATAGATGTTGTAGAATTTAATTTTGCTATGTCAATAGGTGACACTGATAAAAACTTAGTAAAACAAGCATATGTTGCAATGAAAACGAAAACTAAAGTTAAAGATAGTAGAGGTAAGAATATATCATTAGATTACACGCACAGAGACGTGCGAGATGTTTAAATAATTAAAATATGGCTATACAACACACATTATTTATATCAGCAACAAGATTAAAAAAAGACACAGCATTAGGCGCTTCAGTAGATGACAACCTTATAATGCCATATATACTATTGGCACAGGATATGAATATATTACCTGTACTTGGTACTGATCTATATGAAGCACTAAAAACTAAAATACAAGGTGGCACACTTACAGGTGATTACAAGATTTTAATGGAAACTTATATACAACCTGCATTGGTACAATTTGCGTTTGCGCAATTAGCGCCGTATTTAAGGCTAAGATTCGTAAATAATGCAGTTGTAGTTATGGGAGCAACAGAACAATCCTCTAGTGCTACTTATGACGATATAAAGCCTTTAATGGACACAGCTACAGATGCAGCACAATTTTACAGACAAAGATTAATTGATTACTTAACTGACAAAGGAAGTGCAACATTCCCTGAATATGCGAGTAATAATGATGCAGGTGAAATGAGTCCGACGGTACGTAGTAACTACTATGCAGGATTGAATTTAGATGTAGCACCATTAAGCAATAGAATGAAAAGTTTTTTACAAGGCGCAAATATTACTACTTATGACTGTTAAAAGGCGGACATATCCTAGTAGCTTAGAAAACTTTAAAAAGCTAAAAAATTATATTAAAAAATTAAACAATGGCAGGACAAAGACTAACAGACAAGACAGCACTAGAACAACAAGTAGGTAGTGGCGATCTACTCATGGTAGTGGACGTAAATGACACTACAGGATCAGCTGAAGGCACATCCAAAAAAATGGATTTCAAATACCTTATGCAAACTGATAAAATAAGCGTGTCTAATGCGGAAGTGCAGGATTTGCATAATAACGCAAAAACTTTAGTTGGTGCATTAAGTGGTTATATGATTACCCCCATAAGTGTTACTTTTTTATGTACATACGCTGCATCTACTGAAAGCTCTAATAAAAATCTATACATAGGTTATAATCATTCTTCTGATACTGAATATTGGGACATTAGCTCTAGATTTATGGGCAATGTTACAACTGATGCTAGTTTTGTTTTTGGAGGACGTTCGGGGGGAGCAGGAACAAAAGACACTTCTATTATAAATTCACCTTTAGAAATATGGTCAAATGGAGCATTTAATGGTGGGTGGTCTGCTGATGTTTATGTTACTTACGCTTATACTAAAGTATTATGATAAAATATATATTATTATTATTACCCTTTTTAGGATTTAGTCAAAGTAACTTTTTTAAGTATGCTACATTCTATACTTCTATGAGTATAAATACAAGCATGGTTGAGGATCAAAATTATATAGCTGTATCTAAAGGCTATGAAGATGTTACACAAGTTAATCCATATGATTATAACCTTACAATAGGTTTAAGAAAAATAGCAAGATTTGATTATGAATATAAAGTTAAAACATGGTACTATGGTACTGAGAAAGCTGTTAGTGACAATGTTACTATTGGTAATAGCATTGGTTGGGAGTATTTATTTAATTATTCATTTATACGTAATCGTGGTGACAAGTTTACTAACCAGGATTTTTGGCTTAGATACCTTGGAAACAAATGTGTAACTAAAATACAACTTAAAAATGATGAAAGACGTAATATGGAGTTTATATCGTTTGATACAAGGTATAGACTACAAAAGGGCAACTTTGATTTTACAATGGGCGTTTTGGGGCGTCAGCATCCTGTTTATCATATCCTTCCTATTCAGGATTTTTGGGTAAGTGGAGAAAGCACATTTAATGATTTAGCAGAAGATTTTGGATATTCAACGCAATACGTTCAAGGTGATTGGCATTGGTTTAATAATGGTGAATTAATAGCAACGTCAAATGATGAGTTTTACAAGCATTATTTTGGTCAAGCTATAGCAAACTATAACAATGAGCAATTAAACGCTTTAGGAAACGTCTATGAGCTTTCTATGGCTATAGGAATAGCATATTACAAACACCATAATAACGCATGGCTACATACGTGGCTAAATTTAATGCCTTTACACTATGGTTTAAGTGACTATAGTTTTGAGTATGAAGGGGCAGGATTAGACCTAGATGCAGGTATTGTAGCAGGTCTTAGAGTTACTAAGCATTTAGGATTGTTTGTAGAAGGAACATATTTAAATTATTGGGAAAAGCCAATATATGAGTGCAAGTTTGGATTTAACTATTTAATATTTTAACAATGAACAGATTAATTACATTACTATTTATAACATCATTTTCTTTTGGACAAGGTTATGACTTTCAACAACTATGTTTAGATTGCGCTGAACAAAATGGTTTTTTCTGTGGTGATGATCCTGCTAACTGGACTCAGTATGCTCCTAATGGTTGTGTGCCTAATGGTGAGGGCGGATTAGAGTATTTAAATGACGGGTGGGATGACTGTGCTGATGGCTCAGACGAAAATGGTGCTGTTCCTACATCACCTGAAGATTGTGGTCCTCCGCCTCAAGAATGTGATACTATATATGAAATAGAATACATCTACGAAACAGTTATAGAATATGTTGATGTAATTATCTATGACACCATAATAGAGACAGAATACATATATAATACAGATACAGTATATGCAGACGTTTTAGACACTATGTTTATAGATGTTATAGAGTATGTTGAAATATTTACACAAGAATATATTGATTGTGAAACAGGATTGCCGTGTAGTACAGGCATACAAGAAGCTATAGACAAATCAAAGAATACAGGCTTAATGTACAACCTTAATGGTCAGCACATTAGAAAGCCTGAAAGTATATATATAGAAAATGGTCAAATTAAAAAAGTATTATAATGAATATATTTAAAGACGATAACAATTGGAATGAAAAGGCAATAATAGGTTTTGTTGCTTTTATAATAATGTGTATAATAATGATAGCTGATTTACTTACAGGGTGGTTTGGAAAAGACCTTGTTATAAATGAATTTGTTTATGATTCATTTGTGTGGGTTGTGTTAGGTTGTTTTGGTATTAGTGGAGTAGAAAAGTTTTCAGGTAAAAAATGTGATAATTCTTGTAAATAATGAAAGAACTTTCAGAAGATTCTAAGTTTGAAATAAGCCTAAAAACATTAGGTGGAATAGGTGTTTTAATAGCAACGCTAGTAGGTATGTGGTTTAGCCTTAATGCTTCTATAGATGAAGCTAAGCTATTGCCATTACCGCCTGAGCCTGAAGTTACTAAAATGGAGTTTAGAATGAAGGACGAAAATATAAGAGCCTCAATTTATTCAACTCAGGAAGATGTTAAAGAAATAAAAGAGGACATCAAATACCTTAGAGATAAAATAGACAAAATGCAATGAATATAACTAACCTTATATATGTCTTACTCACTATCTTATTTTTTATAATAGGTATAGCTAGTGGTCAGGACTTTATTACTGAGTCTAACTTTGAAGATAGGATTGCAAAAGACATTGTTGCAGTAGAGTTTTGGGTTGAATGGAATAAGTCAAATGAATTTGCAGAGATTACTAAATTGAATGACTGTGAAAAATATAGAGTTGATATAGGACGTTTTCCAAGCATACAAAAGAAGTATAATGTAACCTGTATACCTACAGTAATTATATTTGAAAGCGGTGAAGAAAAGGATAGGTTTAAGGCAAACATTATGTTTCAACTAAACGCAACAAAAAAGGACGTGCAAAAAAGCATAGACAATTTGATGTTAGCAAAATTTGAATAATGAGAATAAGCAAAAA